TAGCGCAGGATCGTTGGTCGATCACGGCTCCGCGAAACGCCCGGTCAGGAGTCGGCTCCGACTGCCTATGGTGCGGAAGTCTAGAACTGTTTGAGCAGAAGTTCAAGATGCTTCTGTTTGAGTGCAAGGTTGTTCGCCTTGTCGCTCATCACAGGTGCTACTCGCAGTTTGCTGATGGTTTCAGCAAGCATGGATGCGTAGTCGTCTGTCAGTTCTTTTCCGTTCTCCAACATGGTCAGAGCCTCAGCGAGTTTGTTTGCGTCCATGCCTGTTGCCTCAGCAAGTGCGTCGATGGATCGGAGACTGGCTGAGGTTGCCTTGTACGCCGGGAACCCTGTGACCACAGAGACTTCGTGCAGGCGCACTTCGCGGAGTTCGCGTCGTGTGCCTTCGTCGTTCCATGTGTCGCCACCGCGAGGGACAGAGAACCCGAACGACATGGAGTCCACATCGCCACGCTTGATGAGTTCGGACAAGTCCCGTGCGTAGGTGGTGTTCGGAAGGTCTGCGTCAGCGAGCAAGCCTTTTCCGTCCACCGTCAGACGCATCGTCTTGGCACGGGTGGAAGCCAGAACCAGCGTGGAATCGTGGTTCAGGTACATCTTCACGTTGTTGCGCGATTTCAGGGTGCGGTCAAAAGCACCGGGGGCGATGCGCTCAATGAATGGCAACGGTTCCGAGTCGGAGTTGAACACGGCTGCATAGCCTCGGAAGTTCATGCCACCGTTGTCGGCTTCACGGCATTCAAAGTCCTGAATGACCACGCGACGGGTTTCAACCTCTGCTGTGTCGTTCACTTGTTCCTTCTTTCGGATTTGCACCTGAACATTCTTGTTGCGGTACAACGGTACAGGAGTTTCTTCGCGCACAAGTTCGTTCGGAATAATCCAGAACTTGCAGATGCCACCGGGGGCGATGTCGCCTTCTACGATCTCGCAAGCGCGTGGGCCTGCGTAGAACGCACAGTTGGCGCATACCAGACCGTCGCTGGCGAACGGTGACTCTTCGACGTAGTGCGCACCTTCGCTGCTGATGCCCTGATCGAACTTGCCGAACGTCTCAGCGATGTCCTCCAGTTCGTCATACAGGTATCTCTGTCGGGGTGTCCACCCGTACATTCCTTCTTCCAACCCTCGGGTGTCTGACTGTTCTTCGTTGAGTCGTCTCACAACATCCTCCGCATACCGTTGCGCTCGTAGCGCAGCCGACCTTGTTGCCCCTGATCCCCACAGCAGGTGTGCGACCAAACCGGGAGTGATTTCGCCTTCCTCATCCACCGCTTGAAGGTCAGTGAGGTGGCGAGCAATCCAAGGGCCGATCCTGCGCCACTTGTCCTCGGACACTTCACCGCGCACCATCGCCCGAGCCTCACGGACGGTTGCTGGTTGCAAACCGTCACCGGCTTCACCGTCTGCGTACAGACGCAGACCGCGACGAGCAGCAGCCACCATGTAGTCAGGTGGGGTCAAATCAACCTGACGCGATGACATTTCTTCCATGTCATCTTCCTCGTCCAGATCGTCAATCTTTGTCAGGGTGGAGAACTTGTGACCTACGAACACCTCGGTTGGTTCCCAACCTTCTGCGCCTTGACGGTAGATACGAATCAGGGCTGCAGGATCATCTTCGGTTGCTGTGATCGACAAATCGGTGTCAGGGATACCGAGGTTGCCTTCACGCATGATGTATTCAACTCTTCCTCTGGCGCGACCACCTGAGGAGTTCCAAGAAACGAAATCGCCTTCTTCCAGTTCGTCTGGCATCGCACGTTCGCCACCGGGTTCCATGCCTTCGCTGATTGACACAGCAACCATCTGGTCAATCGCGTCCTGCTTCGTGGTGTGGCAACCGATTACTTCGCCATCTTCTTTGATGGCAGCCCAACCTGAGCAACCAGCAGCCTTGTCGGTGATGTAATACGGCATCAGAGAAACTCCCTCAACCAGCAGATTTTGTGACCATTCTTGACTGATGTTGCATACAGCGCATCCAACGGATTCACGACGAGTTCAACGGCTGTCGCTTTGTCCAACCTGTACCCGTTGTCAATCGTGACATTAGGGCCACCTATGTAGCACTCTGTTGTTTGATCCATGTTCTGCAGCAGAATCCGAAACGGCATTTGACTGATTCCGTCGATAGCGGTGGGTGTCAAACCGATGGACGTTTGCCCGGTTGCGATTGGCATTACTGAACCTCGTATGCAGACAATGGGTCTGTCGGATCAAGCGTTGCGAGTGGTTGCAACTGCGTGGATGGAACTCCGGTGTGGGCAATTTCAGGTAGCCCAAGTGCAGACATGACTGACGCTGGCTCAAAACCTGACAGGATCAGACGTTGCGCCATTGTGGTTTTCTTTTCCAACTCGGTGAGGTTGGATGCTGCGAGATCGACGTTGGCGAGTGGCACACGATAGACATCTCCACCGTCCACAGGGGTCATGTCCTCCAGACGGTGAATGTCGTTGATTGACAACCAGCCAGCCTGCAAACCTGACGAATACACCGATGCACGGGTTTGGCTGTCGCCCCTGAGCAAACCGTCCACGTTGAACTTCAAGAACACACCCTCAGGAAGCATCTTGTTGTAAGCGTCCTCAATCTTCACAATGTATGGACGCAGCGTGTGGGTGACGAAGTGAATGGCGTTCGCTTCCACCGACGCATAAGACATTGAGCCGGGTGTGGTGACTGACAGCAGCGATGGTGGGCAACGGAAGATTCTCGCAATCTCCTCAATGGAGAGTCGGCGCGACTCCAACATTTGTGCTTCGTTCGGATCAACACCTGTTTTCACGAACTTGGCTCCGGCTGACAGAATGCCGGGGCGGTGCGCCCTGCGAAGTCCTCGGTGACCTTGCTCAAATCCGTCCACCAGATTCTTCGCCTGCTCTTGCGTCAGGTTGCCGGGGAACTCAATGATGCCCGAGGTGGTGGAACCCTGACCGAAGAACCGTGACGCGAAATCTTCCAACGCTTTCGCCAACCCGAGGTTCTCCTTCAACAGTTCAATTCGGGACTGTCCACGCAAGTCACCGGGGAGGCGCATCTCAGTGATGTGAATCATGTCCTCAGCGCGTATCGCTGGCCCTTGTGCGTCACGAAGGGTGTAGACGATTTCTCGGCTCAACTCGTTCCGGTGGATTTCCACACGGGTTGGGTTCAGCACAGCCAACCCGACAATGCCGTTGTCGTCACGAATGATGCGAATGAATGCGTTGCCGTTCAGCAGCAAAGACACCAACACCTGTTGGAAGTGGTCGGTGCGATTCATCCCTGACTCGGGATAATCCAACCAGATTGGTCGCGGTCTGAACGGAACCCGTGTGCCATTCAAACGACGATAAGTGTCCACCGGCAGGGTGGAAATCGAATCAGCAATCAAACGAACACACGCATACACCGTGCCAATCTTTAGCGAATTGTCCTCAGTGACAATCGTTCCAGCAGGTGTCGTGAACGCATACGAGTCGCCAGCACCCCAAATGGTTTGGAAAGAAATCGCTCTTTGTTCGTCAGTTGTGAATAAGCGATCCAGCATCTACTACCTCTTGCGCCCGGTTGCAACCCCCCAAACTACCAAAGAGATGCCAGCAACAATGAACCCCACAGCAGGGGCGACAAGGAAGCAGCCGATTGTGATCGACAACAACCCAGCGACTTCCAATGCGTCAGTCACAGGAATCTTTCTCATACTCACCTCCCTCACACATTGAAGAACATCGGAACCTGTGCTTCAGGTGGTCGCTGGGTCGCACGATCCAACGCCATCACCAAAGCAATACAAGCGTCAATCTTGCGTCGGCTCTTACCCTTTGACAGTCGCCACCCGTTATCAGTCATGCGTTGCGCTGCTGACAACACCTGATCTGTGAACGTCGGTGAGCCATCATGCCTGACCCGACGCGACACGATGAGTTCATAGGCTTGACCGCAGGCAGGAACCATCCGGTTTGCTGACTGTGGGAACTCAACCATTGGTAGCCCATCATCGTGAAGAATCTCCGCAGAGCGTTGGAAATACGCCGGGTCAAACGCCACCTCCCTCAACTGGTACGTCATGTGCAACTCGCGCAGGTACGCCTCCACCGCAGCCACATCCACGTTCTGTGAATCTGGGTGAATGATGTGCGCCCCTGTCACCAGCAGATCACCTTGTTTCTGTACCGCGACGATACCGATGGAGTCATGCTTCAACGCCATGTCCACCCCAACCCACGTTGGTTCGCCGGGGATCAGGCGTTCAGTTCCCGTGCATTGTTCCCACGCCCCAACTGGCAGCCACGACTCCTGCGCCCTGACCCACTGCCCCAACCGAAACCTGCGGAACGCAGCCTCACTGGTTTGCTTCGCAGCCGACTCCATGTCGCGTGGATCAAGCAACCCCTCGGCAAGGTTCGGGTTCGCTTTCTCCCACTGCTTCTCATCAAAGATGTCGCAATCCGAGTCGGCTTCCCAGCACCAGAACCCAAACGTGGGATCATCAACCTCACCGGCTGCGACCTGTTTCCCGTA